AGTTTGGCGCGCAGGTCTTTGTCAGCCTTGTCGCGTTCCTGACCCTTGAGATCGAGCGGATCGTAATTCGTCACATCAGAACTTTATCAATGTCAAAATTGATATGGGTACCGTCTAGTTCACCTCAAGCAAATAACTTTCAAGAGTAATTGCTTCATTGACTGTTCCAGACTTGACATAAATGATGAGTGTCTGTGCAGCCGAATAATCTTTTGTAATAACTACATTTGCCGTATTGATTACGCCGTGACCAAGAGATGCAACTGGTGGAGCAACAAGCGTTGTCGGTGTACGCGCATATGCAATTTTGCTGATATATGCAGAAGTCATTGTTGATGTAAGTGTTCCTGTATTAACCCAGTCAACACCACCATACTGCACAGTAATTGCCTTGTTGTTTGCATTTGACACAAGAGTAAAAATCATAGAAAGGTTCATGTAACCAGTCCTTGTGATTTCTCCTGCTCCAACTGTAAAAGACGCAACGGGAATATTTGTTGTAATAAGTCCCACGGTTGGAACACCGTAATAACTTGTCGCTGTGTGAGTACCAGATCCTGCTGCCGTGACATTGACTCCTGCGCCACCAACAGTTGCAGAAACCGTAAATGTGCTTGTATTCAACACATTGTTTACATAGTAAGTTGTTCCTGTAGCAAGACCAGTAGGAAGTGTTCCAGTAGTCGTTAAACGAATTCCATCATTCAATAAAAAACCGTGGTCTGCACATGTAAACACACCAGGAGACTGAACACCAATCGTGACAACATTTGCAAGGAACTTAGATGCAATATCAATTGCAGTTGTGCTTACATATGTCATTGCGTAGATGCCATTCACTCCGCTTCCAGTTCCATCCCAAGACACATAAACACCTAAGCCATTAGATGCCGATGTAAGACTATGGATTCCAGCACTGCTAATACGAGTAAGTGTAGAACTTGCTCCAGCGGCAGCCGTAAGTGTTGCAAATGTAGCAGCCGCGGATACTGCGCTTACGGCAGTTCCAGAGTTGTAAACCTTTGCAGCAAATCGCTGATCTGTGCCATTTGAATTCTTTACTCCAACAAGATTGTCGTTTTCGTCATAAAGAAATGGCTGATCGTTTTTTTGTTTTAGTCCCATTGAATTATTCCTTTGTTAGATTTGATATCAATACATTGCGACTAGCGCGGTGGCAGTCGTTGCAGTTGCGTTAATTCTAGTGCATCGAATTGGAAGAACGGTTCCAACTGGCACTGCTGTAAACAACACCGTATCACCGTTGGACATGATTGCTGTAATATTTCCTGCGCCGCCTACATACACTGCGCGAGTAATGCCAGTCAGGCTGACGGTATCGCTTGTCGTGATTGCCGCCGCATATTCAAAACTGTTTGGTGTAGACGCAATTGAAATTGTTGTTGGTACTGCCATGATTTATTCCTTAAACTTGACTTGGTGAAGGTGATGAGTAACCACTAAATTGGTTCATTACATCCATCAAAGCGTTCTGCTGACCGCCACCTGTTGGCGACTGAGCAAGATTCTTTGCGGTGGTTGATTGTTGTTGCATCATTGCGGCCTGTTCTTTGGCAGCCATTGCCTTGTTGCGGGCATCGCGGATCAACGCAACTTGCTTGCCAGCGACAATCAGATTTGGATCAACGCCAAGCATGTCGCTGTAAGACTCTGCCCACTGATCAGAGTCAAACTTGTCCAACACATCTGGCTTCATCTGTGCAATGGCTCCGAGATTTCCAACGAATCGGTCAACGCTGTTGGTTCCAATTGCGCGCTGTGCTTGAGCCAGCATCGACACGAACTCAACACTCAAGTCCATCCCTTGTAGTTCTGGTGGCGCTGGAGGAATCAGATTAGCCTTGACCATGTTCTCGAATGTGATGTCGATCAACGGATCAAGTAGTTCGTTGTGGAGACGCTCTAAGACTGGGCCGAGCATCAGCAACTTCTCTTCATGGCGTTCCGCTACCTCCGTAGCAGTCATGCGAGTGTCTGTAGCGTTTGCAAGCATTAGGAACAGGTCTGCATAGAACGCACCGCGTACGCGCTCACGCACATCCTGTATGTCACCCAGCAAGTGTTGCAGATTGAGGTTGACCTCAAACGCTGTCTTGATTCCCTGACTACCACCATCAACAAACGAAATCCCGCCAGGAAGCGTCTCCACATCTCGATTCTTCATGCTCGTTGGAACTTGAAGCGGTGGCTTGGTTTGGTAGTCAATGCATTGTGCTTTGCGGAGTTGTTCGTGTTGCAGTTGCTTGATGTCGCCAAGCGCTTCCATGCCTGGTGAGTTGCCGTAGATGTCGCCTCCGCTCACGCTCCAGCGCGGTACAAGAGCAGGAAACTTGTTAAATCCGCCCTCTCGCAAGAACTTGCCTTGGTCGCCGCCGACCTCAAAGTAGCAAGACTTGTACGGCATGTTCAAGTTATCTTTCTTGGTCGTGTCGCGGTCTGTGCGCGGCTCGATTGCGTGGATAATAGGGATCCATTGGTCAAGACTGCCGCGATCAAACAGATTCCTTACGGAATGCGAGCAGTTCTTGTAACCGAATTCCGTCACGATCTGGGATACAGTCTGCTCAAATTCGCGGTAGAGAGTGGTTACTCGACCTTGATAATCGGTTGCGATAGCGTATTCACCAGTCGTGATAGGGTAATGATGTATGACATTGTTGAAGTCTGGCAAGACAATCGAAACTGCCGTACCAAATGCTCCAAGTTCTTCATACATCGTGTGTAGTGCGCGGTAAGTATTCGACCTTTGGAATACCAACTGCATTCGTTTTGTGACATCGTCGAGCCATACTTTGACTGGCGCGTACGAGTTTAGTTCTGGATCGCCAGTTCCAAGTCGGAACCATTGGCGAGCGGGGCTAGTGGCGCCAGCCATCATGCCAGCGCCCAGCGTTCGCAATGCGCGAGTGCCAGTGTTGTCGTAGATGCTGTTGTGTCGGCGCCAACCCTTGTCGCGGTCTTGCCTAAAGTATCGACCATTGCGCGGCAACACATATGATGTGATTTCCTGCCAATGCGCCCACCATGACGCTCGCTCAGATTGGAGTTGACCCCAACGAGTCAACAACTTCTCGCGCTGTGGAGCGTTTTTGTAACTCTCGTTGTTTGCTGGGTATTGACTCATCAACTTCCTAGGAGCGTTGACTTGCCGAGTGCAAGAGCGTTTGGATCAACACCAGTCGGGCCAGTCAGCATGGTGCCGCTAGCGCCACCCATTGCACTTGCGGACTCCATGATTCCTTGCACATTTGGAGTTGCACGGTTTGCCTGGTTAATCGCCATCTCAGACTTCTTGCGTTGACCTTGTGCTGCGTTAACTGCTTGCGCTTGCGCTGATTCTTGTCTAGACAATGCTGCTGCCTGTTTCTTCTTGGCGTCTTCGCCAGACGCAATTGCATATCCAGTACCAGCGGCAGTAGCAGCGGCTGCGGTTCCAGCCATGACTGCTCCCAATGTTGTCAAAGCACCTGCTGTGAATAGCGGCATTACTTCGCTCCTTTGATGTATGTTCGTTCACTCATTTCGTAGCCGAGTCTGTTCAATGTCGTTCCTACTGGTTCATGTCCTTCAATCACCAAGTCGCACATCGCAATGATCTGAGCGCCTTGTTCACGCGCCCACTTTTCGTAAGCCTTGATCAACTTGATGGAGGCAATTGTGCCTCGATGCTCTTCGTTGACCCACCACATCATTTCGTGCGCCACCTTTGTTGAAGGCGAATACCACACGCTTGTCATCATCGCAGCCAATATCCCAACAGCCTTGCCATCAACATCGATGACAAAGATAATTCCAGACTCCAAGAACAGACGCACGGTGTAAGTAATCTCATCCGTGGTGTGCTTTATCAGTGATCCATGCGGGGCAAACGCAATGAATCTATCTGCCATCTCGACTATCTGATCCAAATCATCAATCGTTGCCTTGCGTATTATGCTCATTGTATTTTCTCTATGGGTACCGTCAGTCGTTTCGCGAGTATGGGTCGTAGTCACTTGCCTTGCCTAGTCGTAGTTTGTTTCGCACTTCTAGCGGCAGTCGCTTGCCTACTGGGTATGCGAATGTGAGAGCCAGCGCGTCAGCAATGTCGGGCGATGCTCCGCCCTGCAAGCGCTTCTTGATCTCGTCTTTGCTCTCTAGCATCTTGCGGCCTTGGGCGTCGAACCATTATGTCGGCGTCGATAATTCCTGTCGCAGCATCGGATCGCTTGGTATGGCGCCACCATTCTCGATCCACTCTTTCATGTTCCACCACATTTCTGTACGGCGATTCACAAACTGCTGTTCCAGAATGGCTTTGCCACCGAACGGCACTTCAATAGGGTCGTAGTCGAGTTGTCGTAGGCGATCTAGAACACCAGCGCCGCCGCCAGCATCGATAAACACGGCGTCAGGCTCCCACAGGTCATAGATCATCGCCACTCTGGCT